GCACCCAAACCACCAAGCAAAGCGCCTTTGAGGGGGTCGCCACCAGTTAGGGCGGCAGTACCACCACCGATGACAGCGCCGCCGACCATGGTAGCCGCAGTGCCAGAGAAACCCATGGCTGAGCCGATTGCCGTGCCCGCCCCGGGGACGATAAAGTCCAACGCAATTGGCAACGCAATAGCCAAAAACTTCTTGAGACTGAACTTGTACTCAGGCAACCCAGTGCGAGGGTTAATTGTTCCTGAACCCCCCATCCGCTTAAGCATGTCTGCCTCGCGTGGGTTAATGTGCGCCAGCATCGTGTCGCCATGACGACCCATAGCCGCCAGACCACCCCTAGCGTAGCCCTTTTGCTTTGTGCGCTCCTGCATGCCATACAACAGCACCAACAGGGAAATAATAATTACAGGGTCAAACTGCTCAGGCAGATCGCCCTCTTCAACCATGTCATCCCGCACTGCGGAAGCAACGATCTCAGGATACTTGTCAGGGTTATTCAGAGCAAACTCAAGCAACTTGACTAACTCGTCCAAGCCCTCTGTCGTAATTGGCATGTCCCCAATCTGGTTTTCAAGGGTCAGGATCGCCTTTGAGAACCGTGGGTCGTTCTTTGCAATTTCAAGAATCTGTTGCTTATCCATTTGTCACTCCAATTAAGACAACGACTGAGCAAACCGCTCAGCCCAGTCACGCCAATCATCAAAATCGTAAGGCAAAGGAAAGTTTCTGCCTAGCGATGTATTGTTTAAAAACTGCATAGCCCAGTTCTGCCAGTCATCCCCATCAAGACGACTAAGCGCTCCATAGCTGTCCAGATCGAGCGCAATCTGGTCAGCCCAGTCATGGAGCGACATATAAGATGGGCGAGTAATTGTGGTCATCCAAGCACCGTCCTGTCGCCAGAATCAATGTGTCCAATGATCTGACCCATCTGATAGTTACCACCCACAGCATTAGACTCAAAGCGAACACGCAACTCACGGCGCTGTTCTTTAAGCATCACAATCTGTTGGTAAGGCTCAGAAGCTGTCTCAGGGAATGAGAACACGCTACTGTAGACTTCAGGCGCTCGAGCATTAGCACGACCTGTAACTTGTACGGTCATGGGGCCACTCTGGATAAAGTCAGGCTCAATTTCAGTGATCCGCAAATACTCGTTCTTGCCCTGTGGCAATGAGGACAAGTCTGCGGTTTCAAAGTAAGACTGGATAGGCAAGACTGATTGACCCTCAACAGCATCAACACCTTGCTCATGAATCCACACACGATAACCACTTGCTGTAGGAATGCAGTCTGTCAGCAAAGGCGCGGCAAAGCCATTGTTGTAGCCACCAGATGCGCGACCAGATGCAGGCAGTTCTGTGTCATACCAAGAGTTCTCGCGCACATTGTAAATAATGGCGTGCGTGCATTCAGTTGCGTTACCTTTTGGATAGCACCACCAGATTTCACCAAAATGAGGAACTTTAAATGCAAACACTTTAGCGCGATGATCTGGGTTTACATTGTCAAAGAAGTAATTTAGGTTCATCTGGTTAGGCACTTCACGCACCACACCATTGAACATCAAGAATCGGTCAACACCACACCAGAAGAACACACCATCGTAGTCCACCACGCAGTCAGGTGACATGATCGAGGTATCTGTGGCAATGGTGTCAAACTGGAATACGGTTGCACCACCCGTAAAGGTCGCACGGATCACAGCGTCATAAGCCCAAAACAAGCCTGCTGGCGCTGATCCAGAGCCTGCACGCAGTGGCATACCCTTGACAATCTTTTGACCCCATACACGAGCAATACCTGAGCCTGAGCCACTTAAATCATAGAAGTCACCAGCAACAGACCAGCCCACAATACCAGCCGTACCAAAGTAAAACAGGTAGGGGAACAGCATCACAATTCCACCAGTTGCGTTAGCACCTGCGGGTAATGGAATCTCTACCAAAGGCGCGGTTCCAAGCACATCGCCGTAGAAAATCTGACCACCAGTGTCGTTACACACACACTGTAAGTTAGGTGCTACATGCGCAATGATGGAGTTGTATGTGGTTGATGCGTCATACGCTGTCTGGAACATCCATTGGTTGTAAGCAGAACTAACCAAAGCATTTGCGCCACCAGTCATGTTAGTCACTGTGGTTGTGATCGTTGTCGTGTTAGCCACAACAACAAACCCATTAGTAGCTTGCCCAGCAGTTGAGGCTGTAATGGTGATCACCGCGCCAACAGCAACAGCACTGTAGTTTGGCGAAGAAGTAAAAGCTGTAATGTTTGCCGCAACAGCCGTAGCCGTTGTAGCCAAGTCAGTTGTGAACGAAACAGACCCTGATGTAATCGTCACGCCGTTAACTG